CTATATAAACCCCCTTCGGGGGTTATAATATATATTATATATATAGATATCTAAGGAGTACTATGCTTGAAGTTATACTAGGTGCCTTACTGGCACTAGCGATTCGTGACTTGTTCTACGATGCACTGGGTAGGTATAAGATTTATAAGTACAAGAAAGAAACGGATATATTCTATGAACATCTTGAAGATTTAGATGATGAGCTTGAGTATAGTCCCTTCAGATAAATAAAGAATTCCTGGATGACTGCAGGTTGGCACGCCTGCGGTTGTTTAGGGAGATGTTGAATGGCATTAACTGTTACTACTGAGTAACGTTCCAGTAGCCAAGGTTTGCATCATAAACGACAAAAGACCCCCCAACCTAGGGTAGTTACCTTAGGAAGGGGGGTTTCTTGTGTCTATGGGCCTGTGAGGGCCCTTAAAAGGGTATTAGTTGGAGCCGATGCCGTATTCTTTTTCGTTCTTATCTGCCCATTTGGCCAGTGGTGCGGCTAGGGCACCGATGATTACTGCATACTCAGGCTTCAAGTCTGTGAGTAGTGCGATACCCATGGTGATTGCTGCTGCCAGCAACGCACGAAGGTAGGACTTGATGGCTGCTACTTCTTTTGGTCCTGCATACTTCTTGAATAGTTCTTTCATTTCTTCTCTTTCTTTTTTGGTAGTGGCTTTATCTTCGATGCCACTAACCTGGCTTGGCTAGTAACAGTAGACTTAGGCTTTGCTATCCATGGGAACCATGGGGATGTATCATTACCAGAGTTATCTTTAATCGATATATGTAAATGCTTATTGTGTGGATTGCTACCAGTGTAAGGCTTGTCACCTCGACCTGGTATCCAGATTTGTCCCTTGAATATTAGATACTTGACACGCTTATCCTCTTTAAGTTTTTCATAAAGGTCAGCACAGTCGATGCCACGTGCAGGGTCATGAGTTAAATCAACTGCGAACCCTGTGTTATGGTCTGAGTTAGGACTCTGTGTTATATGAGCAGCAGAAGGCAGGAGCCCATCGCTTGCTTTCGCTCTCTTGGGAAACAACGCCGTCGCTTGGCGCAGCACAGCAATTGCAGCAGGTGTGGCTCTCTTGGCTACAGGTTTCATTTGCCATCTCTTCCTTTTTGAATCATAATCTGGTAGAGTATCTCTACTTTTTCCTCAAGTCTAATGACTGAGTCTTTTAAACTGCTGCCAGAATTAGGCTTAAGTTCATATAGGTAATGCTTGACTAACCACCTAACAGATGTAGCAAATGCAGCAACTAAAGTACATAGTGATACGGCTAGTCCTAGCCATTGAGCAGTAGACATTACACAGTCCTAATCGTGATATCAATGACACCACCATAGCCCGTGAAGCCACGGTCTGGAGGTGTGAGGCGGGTGAAGGATACTTGTTCTATTACAACCTGACGTGATTCACCCGTAGTTAAGTCCTGCCAGGTAAGAACGTCTCCATTTTCTTCAACAGATTCTAACTGTGCAATTCTATCGAAGGCTCTTCCTTCGTATCCAACTTGCACATTGTATCTGTCTGTCTCCACGTCATAGCAATAGACGGGGAATCTCATTACTCGCTGTCTTGGTGTGGCAATAGTTGCCTTGGCTTGGTAGCCTTCCATGATTGGACCACGTGTTGCGTCATCTGTATCACGTTCTAATAAGAACTTATAAGCAAGATACTCTTGCGCTTCTTGTGGTACAGATGTTGTAACTTCTACTGGTGGAACTGTTGCATCGTAGGTTACCACGTTATACTCATTTCCATCTGCCGTTACAGTTTCAAGGGTCATTGAACCGTACTTGTAATTACCACGGGCAATAAGACGCTTGAAGTTCTTAGGCTCTAGTGTATTGTAGCGTATGTAACCAGTAGTTAAATAGCCAGTTGCTATTAAGTCTGCATCATCTTCAATGTATACTGAACCAGGAGTATTTGCTAAAGCGGTAGCTGAAGTAACAGCAGTAGATGAAACTGTTGCTGTAACTGCACTAGTATAAGTAAATGTTGAAGTGGTTGCTGAGGTAACTGTCCATGCTCCAGTAGATGAGTTAAAGTCAGAGTCAACACCTTCGACCCATACACTATCTCCACTTGTAAGATTATGTGCAGATGCTGTAGTTAATGTAGCAACACCTGATGTCATAGCCTTGTTAGTAATTGTTCCACCTACGGTTAATGCAGTAGAGGAGAATACTAGTTGGTCGGTATCACCTGCAAATGCACAGGCAGTAGTTACTCGACCAGAAATGCCACTATAATATATATCGTTTGCGTAAGCAAACCGAAGTGGTGACACCTCAGTACTTAAATCAATACGGATGACGCCAGGTTCTCCAGCAACACCAGTAGCACACCACACATAGTGGTCACGTGCAGCAAAGTCATAGACTGGTTGAGATGTTTCTACAATCAATGGGCCGTAACTAATCGAACCATCTTGGTCAGATACAGTTGCAACTCTGATACCCTTATTAGTTCCAATAACCATATAACCCAAATAGTAATAGATTCTGTGAATGACTTCACCTACTGGCATTTCTGCTGCAGTAATTGCACTTGTAAGTGTTGGCATAACACCAGCAGTACTTAATGTAAATTTAAAAATAGATGATTGGATTCCACTGTAACCTGCTACATAGATAGCTGGACCAGAAGCGGTAATGCTTGTAAATACAATATCAGTATCACTATGTGTATATACAGGAGATGGAAGAGTAGATGCAGATGATGGTATTTCATATATCTTATTATTAATACACATAACAATGCGGTCTTTGACATATTCCATTATTGCATTAGTTACAGTAATTCCATTGTCGCTAATCATAAGAGTATCGCCAGCGCCAGAAACTCCAGTTAATAACTTTTTGTATATGCGTAATCTCGGAGTTCCACTAGCTAAAACATTAGTAATCCAATAAGCATAGACTCCGTCATCGCATATAGCGTGAACTGGATAGTCGGTTCCAGCAACATAATCTATGAAGTGAGTAACCGTTCCACCTGTAGTAATCTTATCAACATCATATTCGTCTCTAAGTAAGACACCATCGTTGCCACTCCACTGAATTGAACGAAGGTGCTGATTAGGTTGACCGTTAGTCTTTATGCTACCAGTAGTAATGTGACTTGTATTAGCATTTCTAAGAAGAGTTACTTTACCCTGGTCCCAAACATTTACACCCTTGCTATCAGCAAAGCGATAGTGGTCAGGTGAATTAGTTGTGGTGTTTGCTGGGTCAAAGAATGTTATTCCGTCTCCACCATGGAAGGACATCTGACTACGAATCCACCAACCAGTAAGTGATTGCTCACCTGGTTCTGTTTGGTTATCAAACTGTTCCTTCTTAAAGGGTGCAGTCTGTCGGATATAAGGACGTGCATCATTGATAGAATAAATAAACGGCATGCCACCAATCGCAACATCATATGCTACATCAGTATTCTGCCAGATAGATGTAGTAGAAACTACACCAACATCGACAGCAATTGCCCGCGTTGCACGACCTTCGGTAATATCACGACCAGCCACGTAGACTCCTTAGTCTTGTTGTTTATCTTCTTTAATTTGTTTTTGAATACTATCCATAGTCCAATACATTGCATAGTAATCATAGTCAAGCGAGAATCGCTTCATATGTTTTACTCTTGCACCAGTATGGGCATGAAGTGGAACACCTGCTTGTTTCATCTTGCGGAAGAATACAATGTCTTCTCCGATGAATTGATTATCATCAGCACTAGCTGCAGTCTCAGTAAACATTGACTGGCCTGGATGAGCACTACGCATAGCAGAAACTATTGACCTGTGCATAAGGACTAGACCAAAGCCTGCTGAGTCACACTGAATGACCTCATTGTCAGGCAATGGATGTACATACTGAATCTCAAATTCAGATATATCATTGAATAAAACTGGGTATGGTTTCATAAGTGTACCCTCATTCTCTTTGGAGATGAAGTACACACCACTAACAACAGGGCGATGATGCTTGTCTGCTGTAGCCCATAGCTTTTGCATCACATCGGCAGTCAGAACAATGTCCGAGTCTACCCATAGTAGCCAGTCAGCCTTGAGGTTGTCAGCCCAGTAGTCCCACAGGACTTGGCGTTGTCTGCCAATCTGATTGCCTTGCACTCTAATAGATGTGCTGATAGGCATCTTGTTAGCACCACCAGTAATTACTGCGTTCATAAGACCTTCAGTAAACTTGCCATCTACTAGTCCGTTATCACACCAGCCTATGGCTACTGTTTCTTTTGGTTGAATCATTGTGTCCCCTTATTGTAAAGGCAAGGTTGCCATACACTATACTAGCATGCCTTGTCAAGTAAGCAAGTTTTACTTAGATAATGCAGCAATTTCGTCAGCAGTCAAACCAAGTGCTGATAACTTAGCCTCGGCTGATGCCTTGGCTTCTGCCTTTGCTGCTTCTTCCGCTTCCCATGCAGCCTGTTGCACAGCATGTGCTGCTGCATCTATTTCTCGCTGTGCAATTTCTTCATCGGTTAATTCTATTTCTAAAACTTCACCTGTTGTGCAGTTAATTTCGATGCGTGTTGGATTTGTCATTATTGCTCCTTATGAGTTTTTGATGCCGTATAGATAAAATGATGAACCTATTGCCATAGTTGGTGACGAAAAAAGCGTTACAGTTGTTATTGGGGTTGTGTTGTTATAAAGAAGAGCACCGTTAGTTATTACAGTACCAGTAGCAGCATTTGTTTCTACTGCATTTGAAAGCGAAATAGTTTTTACCGCACTTGAAGAATAAGAAGGTATATAAAATTCAGCAGAGTTAAAAGTAAGTGCAGTTGTAGAAGTAGCAGGCATAGTCCATCCATTACCACTACTAGCATTACTAACTCTAGTGGATGTTACAGTTGCCCCATCACCTATGATTGAAGTTCTACTATAGACGTTACCAATAGAATTATTATTATATCTAATAACTGCAGTGTTTCCAGGTTGTGCAGCCCTAGCACTTACTTTTACTACTAAATCTGTGTAAGTACTAGGAATACTGCTAAAAGTTACAGTATCATTTGTAGCGGTTAACGTTGTGGAAGCAATAAGTGTGTAAGTATTAGGCATTTTTTATCCCATACAAGGTAGCGGTTGTACCAACAGCAAAAGTATTAGAACTAAAATTAGATAAAGTAATAGTAGTTATTGCTGATGTAGAACGATAAAGGCTTACAATTGAAGTTGCATAACCAATTCCATTTTCATCCTCGGATGCTGTTATTAAAAATGTTTTATTAGTTGAATCAGCATAAGAAAAGAAATCTAAGGTATAAAAAGTCCATTGAGCAGAAGCACCCGAAAAGTTATACCCAAGAATTGTTTCATTAGTACTTGTTCCTCTACCAGAGGATGCTGTTGAACCATCACCTCTAAGTGTAGTTCTAGAGTAGTTTGTTCCAGAGTCAGAGTTTAATCTTACAATAGGATTGTCAGCAGATGAATTTTTTAATACAAATATTAATTTTAAATCAGTATAGCCTGAAGTTATTGAACTAAAAGTAATTGATGCTGCTGCACTTCCCAATGTTTGGGTTGCTATCGGCTCGTATGTAATTGGCATTGTTACCCCTGTATCCCATAAAGTGAAAAGACGGATGTGGTTGTAAAACCCTGTGGGTCTGGAAGTAATTGAATGCTGCTAATAGCAGCAGTTGAAAAGTATCCCACTGAACCCAATCTAATTTGCCCTGAACCGTTACGGTCATTGCCAATCATAAACCTTGCTGTTTTATTTTTTGTAGTTGATGCGTAATCGTGGATATCAATAATTCCTGTTGCCATTACATTTGCGGTTGCACCTGAACCTGGAATTAAATCTGAAAGAATAATCTGACCGCCTGCAAAAGAACCTGCTTGAGCCGTTGCAGTTGCAGTTGAGCCGTTACCTTGCAAGAAATGGCCATAATAATTTGCGCTGGTTGTATCATTGTTAAATCTAATTCTTAAGTCATCATTACTTCTTGATGAGGTATCGTATCCTCTAACTATAAAACGAATTTGTAAATGTTTATAGGTACTAGGAATAGATGTAAATTCTAAAGAAACGGCTGTTCCAGTACCATTAACTGTAGCAATAGACTCAAATGCGCCAACAGGCGGAGCATAAGAACCAATTAATCCACTTAAAATACCACTCATTAACTTAAACCATTTCCACTAATAATCCAAGAAGTAGAAGTAATTTTAATTGCAGTTGCCATACCAAATGGAGCAAGCGTGCGAGAACCAGTTGTTCCAGCACCAGCAAGCAATAGCGTGTCAGTTGTTATTGCTATAGTTACTGTTGTTCCAGTGGCTGCAATAAATGTAATTGCAGTACCTACTGGTAAAGCAACAGATGCATTTGCTGGAATAGTAATTGTACGTGTTGCTGTTGAATAGATGTGCTCACCAGCATCGGCAGCAGTTATTGTGTATGCACCAGTTGTGGCTGCAGAACTTGGTGGTACACCCATATACCCTGCACCAGTAGCAGCAGTTGTAGTTGTACCTGCTGCTGGGGTTGCAGTAAGATTTCCATTCAAAGTTATATTTGATGTACCAGCCGTACCACCTAAAGCAATGTTAGTAGTTGAGCCTGATGCTCCAGAGGTACCAATGTTAACTGTCTTTGTATTACCTGATGCTGTGACACCATTGGCAATTGCAACTGTATGGCTAGAAGTTGTAGCATTTGCAATTTCAACTCCACCAGTTCTATTTGCTGTAGAAGCAATGCTAAGTGTGCCACCAGTTTGTGAGGTAGCAATTTGAATTGTTCCAGTTGTAATATTTCCATATAGGGTTCCAACTCCCCCAGACGTAAGACCATTTATTGTTTCAATAAGTGGTGTTGTAATTGTTGGACTTGTTCCAAATACTAATGAACCAGAACCAGTTTCATTAGAAATAACACCAGCCAATTCTGCTGATGTAGTTGAAGCAAGTGCAGATAATTTATCTGTAGTTTTTACTAATGTTGCAGATGTTGGAATAGTTGTTGAGTTAATTGTTAAGCCATCAACGTTGGATACTGTTGCACCTGAGTTAATGGTTGTAGAACCAAGAGTAGGTGCTGAGTAACTTGCTGTTGTTGTAATCTGGACCCATGCAGAACCTGACCAAACAAACATAAGGCTAGAGGTTGAGTTCCAATACATAGCACCAGTAATTAAAGCATTACCATCATTGTCTACGGTTGGGGCAGATGCTTTGCTACCAAGGTAGCGGTCATCAAAATCATCATAAGTTGTAGCAGCAGATGATGCGCTAGTTGCAGCACTTGCTGCACTTGTTGCTGCAGCGGTAACAGAAGCGGCAGCACTTGTTGCACTTGTCGCTGCAGCCGTTGCTGAGGTAGCAGCACTTGCTGCACTTGTCGCTGCAGCCGTTGCTGAGTTTGCTGCTGAAGTTGCAGAAGTGGCAATTGTTGCTACCGAGTTAGCAGCAGTAGTAGCACTTGCTGCAGCACTAGTCGCACTAGTTGCCGCTGCTGTTGCAGAGGCTGCTGCACTTGTAGCACTAGTGGCTGCTGCTGTAGCAGAAGTTGCTGAGGCTGTTGCTGATGAAGCAGACGCTATTGCGCTGTTAGATGCGCTTGTTGCGCTTGTAGCAGCAGAAGTTGCAGATGTTGCAGCAGAAGCGGCACTGGTTGCAGCAGCAGTTGCTGAGCCTAGAATGCTGTCTACGTAATCTTTGGGAGCAGCAGATGATGCTGACATACCAGCAGATGAAAGACCAGTGATAACTGGGCTTCCTGAGATAGTAGGGCTTGTTAATGTTTTGTTAGTTAATGTCTGAGTTGCAGAATCAATTACTATTGTACCAGTTGTATTAGGTATAGTAATTGTATTATCTTGAGTTGGGTCAACTACTGTAAGTGTTGTTTCAAATGCATCAGGTGTTGCACCTTCAAAGACAATGCTTGCATCTACTCCAGCACCAGAGATGTTTGGGTTAGTGATAGTAGGTGCTGTTAGAGTCTTGTTTGTAAGTGTCTGTGTATCGGTTGTGCCAACCACGGCTGAAGAAACTCCCAAACCGTGAACTGCAGTTGTTGCTTCAATATGTTGGTTTGCTTCGCGGTAATCACGGCCAATTGCCATGTGACGAACAACCGCACCTGCTGAGTGAGACTGTGCAGTAGAGCCATCAATAGCACGAGTAATTGTGAAGGTGTTGGTTGATACCGCGGTAGCATCTACAATTTCTTCAATTGCTGTATCTGGGTCTAGAACAATTGTAAAGGTTGTGCCACCAGGAATGGACTGGCCACCAAGTAGGGCCGTTCCAGAAACAACAACCATCGATGATGCACCAGCAGTAACTGCGCTGGTTAATGTTGTCTGCTGTGAACGAGAGGAGTAATTTCTTGTTGTCATTTATATTCCTATCGGGTGTAGTGAATTCGTGGCGGATATTGGTTTTGCTGTGTTCCAACTTCTTCGTTTAAACGCTGTGAGTAAAGAGCGAATAGTTGTTTTGTTGCTGATGCACTTGCGCCATAAGGGCGCTTGCCATCTGTTTCGTCCGCCTGTGGGCTAATTTGGCCCGCACGTGCTGGGTCAAGGTAAGCCAATAGTCTATAAGATGCACCAAGAATTACAATGTCTCGTGCTGATTCAGGGTATCCAGTTGTTGTTGTAAATACATCTGAAGTATTTTCCATTGCAGTAGGTGGTGTAACATACATCACTTTAACTGTTCGTCCTGGAGTAATCCAGTCATAGATACTTACTGTCTGTGAGTTAGCACCCCAGGTTGTTGCATCTGCGAATGGGTCAAAATCCCAACGACGAATTCGAATCCATTCCTTGGAAGGACCAGTATCCTGCCATGACATAGTTAGAATGTTTTCAATATTTAAATCTTCAAATTCATATGTATTTACTGCAGCATTAAAAGTAAAACTTGTTTGCTTGACAGCCATAAGGCTTGCACCCATTGCTCGTATGGTATCATTGATTGCTTTTCTAATTACATAACGAGGAAAGATTGGTGAGATAGTAACCTTTACTTCTGCACTATGTGTAGCTGGCGTAGTACCTAGATACCCACGTCCATAAGGTGCCACAACTGCAGTGCTAGCAACACGGTCGAATGTATCAATCCACATTAACTCTTCATCAATTTCAATAACACCCTTACCAACATTGTCAGTTGAACCAAGGTTTAGAATAAGAGGAGATGTCACAGGAGAAGTTAGTGTAGTAACTGCAGTTCTAAGATAGGTTGAACGGTCCTGTTGGTATGTATAACCTGAAAGGTTAATGAGGACTTCATCAATCATCTGTCCTAAAGTTGTCATAGGTCTATGCTCCTTAGTGCAACAACGGCTGATAGTCCAGTAGTCCCTGCTAGTTCGTTACAAATTGCATTAAGCATTTTGTAGTTGTTAGGTTGGCGACTTGCGCTGGCTTTAATATTAAGGGCCGCAATAATACCTAGTCCATTGGTAGATGCATAAGCATTGGCAGCACCCTGTTCAGACTTGTATGCTGTTGGTACTGGATATGTGCCACCATTGGCTAGACGATTAAGCTCGTCCGCAAATGTGCTACCCGCTACTCCTGTTGCCATTATCTAAACCTCGCAGCTTTCTTCGCTATTGACTTTGGTTGTTTTACAAACTGCTTACCCTTTGCATTACCTGCGGCTTTAGCCTTATTGGTAGCAGCTTTCTCTGCTGGGCTTAATGCAGCCCATGCTTTCTCAGGTAAATATCTTTTCTTTCCCTTAGATGGTGTTCCATCAGAGGTCTTCCACTTTTCTTTAGTCCACTTCTTTAGGGACTTTTGAGATTTAGCAAGTGCCATTACTTGTAACCTCCGCCTGCCTTTTTGTACTGCACGGCAAGCAATTGTGCTTTACGTGCTGACCATTCTCCAGGGTCTCCACCCTTAGAGCCAGCCTTAATCTTTTTAAATAGTGATGCACGCATTGCTGGCTTGGTATAGTTGCCAGCGGCATTGACCTTAGACTTAGTCTTCTTCTTTACCATTTGACTTTGTCCGCCCAGTATGCCGCTGACATCTTACCTTTAGCAATGTTCTTTGCATGACGTGCCTTGAATGACTTCTGACGGGCCGTAGGTTGTCTGTCACCAGTCACGCCCTGCTGACCAAATCGAATAGTTTTAACCTTATCTCCCTCTTTGGCCACAACAACGTGTGACTTCTTAGGATGACCTGGTGTTCGCTTAGGCTTGTTAAAGCCTGATACTCCTGCTCGCTTTAGTCTTGGGTCCATTATTTTTTCTTCGCCTTCTTAACAGTCTTTTTTGGTTTTGACTTGCCTGCCTCAGAGAGAGCAATAGCAATAGCTTGCTTACGAGATTTAACAAGTGGCGCCTTCTTTGGACCTTTTGGATTAGCCCCTGCGTGTAATGTTCCCCGCTTAAATTCGCCCATAACTTTCTCGACTTTGCTTTTCATTTTACTTCTTCTTTGCAATTTTCTTTGCTGTCTTCTTGACAGCCTTCTTCATTGGCTTGCCTGTCTTCTTGGCTTCAGCCTTTGCTGCTTTCATACCTGCTGCTGTGTATGCAAATTCTTTCATTCCAACTTTTGGCATTACTTCTTCTTCGCAATCTTCTTTACGACAGCCTTCTTGGCAGCCTTCTTTGCAACCTTCTTAATAGCTTTCTTGCCCATGGACATTTCCATCATTTTTTCTTTTTTGGATTCCATCTTCTCAGCCATCTTGTATGCTTTGTTTTTCATCATTATGCTTGTCCTATCTCTTTCATTACCGCTGCGGTTGATTTGTTTACGTGCTTTGCATCTGGCATTGAATTAGCATTGTATGGCTTATTCAATACTTCGGAGGCACGCTCTGCCTCACGAATCTTTTCCATTGATGTACCGCCAGGCTGTATGCCCTGCGCCTTTGCATCAGCATAAGCTGTAAGTTCGTTCTCGAACCGCTTACGTGGAGCATTACGCTGGCTGTTAGCATCACCAGTATTCATCTGAAGTCCTCGTGCCTTGCAACCAAAGCAATCAGGACCGCATGTTGTATGGTCTATAAATATTTCATTCTCATCAGGAAATGGTTCAGTCGATGTGTCTTCACATCCTGTGCACCCATACAATCCAGCATATGGAATCATGTCTCCATCTACTAACTTGTATGCCCATTCAAGAACTTTAGTTACGTGTTCGTGTCCCATGTGTCCCTTATATTGCTGTGAAGTTTGCTGCCGTTACTCCAACGTTTCCGTTGATAAGCGCTGTTCTAGTTGCATCATTTACTGTATACTGGCTACCACCAAGATATACTTCTTGATATGTTTCTAGGTCAGAATCTAATGGGTATCTTACTTGCCTATATACACCATTAACTTTAATGACGCTAATTCCACGTGTTAGTTTATAGAATGTAAAGAGTCGTTGGACTCCTTCAAACCCCTCGTCGACTGTTGGTGTCTCGAAGATGTAATCTGTCATGACTCCTCCTTTAGTGGACTCACCACAAGGCTAGGTTTCCCTAGCCATGCAGTCAATTAACTACTAGAGAGCAGAGATTGATGAACCTGATGTGATTCGGTATAGAGCCTCATCACGGTATACTGCGAAGCCGAGTACGCCGTACCAACCCATTGGGCGGAAACGCATCAACTTATCAGTTACGTTACCGATAACTACGTGTGGCTCTTCAGCTACGGCTTCTGCCATTGCTTGTGCGCCTGCAACGATTGTATCGAATACGCGAGTTACTGGAGTAACAGTTACTGTCGCTCCTGCTGTAACTGCTGCTGTGTTTGCTGTGTCAACTGTGATAGTTGTTGTTGAACCATTTGTTGAAATAGCAGAAATCTTTGCACCAGATGCAATACCTGTTGCAGCAATCTTGTCGCCAACTTCAGCGCGAGATGCGATAACAGATGATGAAGCAACACCAATAGTAAATCCTGCTGATGTTCCAGCAACTGTTGTTACTGTTGTTGCTAATGCTGACTGGTCTGCACCTGTCTTAGCATTGAATAGACGTGATGACTCTACGAAGAATGCACCTTCGTACTCACCAATTTCTCCTGCCCAAACCTTGCTTGCATTCTCTGCAGACTGTGATTGTGGGTAGCGCCATCCTAGGTCGCCTGTCTCTGCACGAAGGTCGTGTGAAACTTCTGGGTGAATACCTACCCAGTATGCATTTCCGCGACGGCCCTTAGCCTTGTTTGAACGCAACTTAGCAACAGCCTTGCGGATGTCTGCTGAGTCTAGTGTATCGGCTGCATCTACGTTAGCAGTTGCTGTTGCATTGCCTGCGAAGATGTTGTTTGAACCTGAGCGTAGAGTTGTCATTGCAACTGTGTCGATAGAATCGGCCAAGTTGTATGCAATGATGTTAGCGATTGCTGGGTCTACATCTGCTAGAGAGAATAGCTCCAATGCGCGTGTTACAAGTACAGCGTTACCGTACTCGTTAAGTGTTACTGTTACAGATGTTGGTGTTGACAATGCTACTGCATCTGGGTCAACTGTCTCTGTTAGTGTTGATGTCTTTGTATCTAGGTCAACGTACTTCTGTAGAACTACAGTTGAACCTGGGATTGCTTGCTTTGCAGGACGCTTATCTGCGACAGAACGAATTAGTGGTTCTGAGCGGAGAGCGAATTCGAGAAGGCGGTCGTATGCCTTCTGTACTAAACCTGCGCCACCTACTGTACCGCCGAGCGACGTGCTCGATGTATCTGTATATGCGTTAGGCATTTATTTTAGTCTCCTTGACTATGAACGGATATTATTGTTGTGACTGCATCAGGGTGAGAAGTTCCTCCATAGAGTTTGCATTATCCATGCGTTGCTCTATGTCCTGTGCTCTGTCTGGTGTAATAGCATTTTGTGTCATAACATCTTGCTGACGTAATGTAGCAAGGTTTTGACTATCAGGTTTCTGCGAAACCTCAATGCCAAATAAGTCAGCATTCTCATCTAGCCAATTAGTAACTGACTCTTCAGAAAAATCACCATCTAAGTCTTTTAGGACTAGACGTGCTGCCTTTTGATTTACACCTTTCTTTTCTAAGATTGACTTAACGGTTGCTTCACGCTGCGACTTGGTAAATCCCTCAAGTTGCTCAGTGAGTTCTTTGATACGCTTTTCATCTGCACGCTTGGCTTTACGTAACTTTTTAAGTAAGTCACTTCCATCCATTTGTACATCCGTTTCGGTATCTAGGTCATCGTCTTCGTCGTCCCAGTAGTTGTTGCTCATAGCAACCCACCCTTCTATTCGTTGTTAGTTCGCAGGCCACAGTTCAGTTCGGGGAAACTGGCTGGCTCCTACTATCGGTCTATTACTCTGACGGGGCCGATAGGTCCGTTCAGGATTCTAGAATTGTCCTACGCTTGATGTAGTAAGACTTGTTCTGTTCGTACCAGATGAGCCACTAAATGCGGCTACTTCACGAGCAGTAAGTCTTTGACGCTTACGCTGTGCTGATGCAAGACTATTGAATACTTCTTGTTCTGCTTCTGATTGACCATAAGCATCAAGTGTTGTACCATAAATTTCAGAAAGTTTTTCAGAAGTTGGTAGGATATCTGCAATAGTTGCATAACCTTTTTGTGCTTCAGCTTCTGTTACACCTTGTGCTGCTAGTTGTTCTGCAACAGATACTCCAGCCTGTAGTCCTTGACGAGCTGCCGCTACACCAATTTCTGCTGCTGCAACCTGACGTTCAATCTTCTGGAGTTGGTTAGTAGGGTCAAGGGCGTAAGCAACCAAGTCTGATTGTCCAATACCATAGAAGTCACGAAGCTGACGTGATACGGCAGGGTCAGCGTTTTGCACACGTTGAACTGCTGTAACTACACGGTTAGAAAATTCTGCAGGAGATACATCGTTAGCAATAAATTGAGATACATAGTTATCTGTATCAAATTGCTTCAGTCCATATGAACGCAATACTTGACGATATCCATCTTCAACTCTTAAGTACTCTGCTGGAGTTAAAACTCTTAATCCTTTTTTAATTCTTTCTTCATTAGCTTTAAAGCGTTCTTTATACTCATCAGTTTCACGAAGAGCAAGAGAAATAGTTGCTTCGGTAGCTCCATCAATTGCTAGGTCTTTAATTTTATTAATCAATGAACCAAGACCATATTCTTCAAAGCGTTCAGTTAGTACTGCAACAGCAGACCTTCTTTCTTCTGCAGCAGTATCTGTTCCTGTTTGAACTGCCAGCGTTGCTTGCTGTTGAGCAAGTTCTTGTGCAGTTTTCTGTTCTGAAAGCAAAGTTGCAATCTGGTCCTGCAATGCTTTAATGGTTGCATTGTTTCCTGTATTAGCCGCTGCTGTTGCTGCTGCTTGTGCTGCTGCTAGATTTGCTTTCCGTGTTGCTTCTTGTTCTGCAGCAATTCTTGCTGCTTCATCTGCTACTCTTTTTGCTTCAGTTGCTGCTGCTGCTTCTTCTGCTTTTTGACGATAGTACATTGCAGCTTCTGGGCCTTCAACGAATCCACCTATAGCCATTATGCAATCCCCATATCACTAAATACTCTAAGGGTCAGAGGGTCGATTGTGTCGCGTGCGTTATTGGTAAACAACCAATCTTCCGTACTCTTGGTTTCTTTTTCTACTAAATACTGTGGCATAATTTCTTGCTTTCCAGTTGTTGGATTAGTCCAATTTGCAAATTTCTTTACCAGCGGATTATCGAATGTCACCGTATCTGGGTCAAGTTCAAGAAGATTTGATACCGTAGCAATAATGTTTGATGCTTGGGCAGCA